GGAAGAGGTGGGCGGGCGGGGCGCTCATTCGGCGGCCTCGGCGTAAGAGGTGGCTTCCTGCGCGGCGCGGAGGCGGGCGCGGCGGGCGCGTTGGTGGCGAGCCCATTCGGCTCGGCGCTCTTCGAGCGGCATGGCGGCGCGACGCTCTCGCGTCCGGTCTCTGTCAGCTGCGCGGCGCTCTTCGAGCGGCACCGCAGCCTTCCGCGCGGCGGCCTCGGCGCGGATCTCGGCGAGGTACTGCTCGCGTGTGCGGGCCCCGCCGCGCCTGCGTCGCGCCTCGGATTGTGCGCGGCGACGGCGCGCAAGCGACTCCTCCTCGTACCAGGCGAGCACGCGCGGCGGCGCGGCCTCGCCCACGCGCGCGACGACAGCCTCGATCGCGTCGCGCCAGATTCGTCGCGCCTGTCGCATCGTCGGCACCTTCACGCCTTCCCCGCCTTCTCGCGCTCGTCGTAGGCGCGCAGCAGCTCGGCGAGCACGTCGCCGCGCACGTCGCAGCGGTCCGACTCGTCGAGCGGCGCGCGCTTCGCCTCAGCGCGCCACCACTCGATGGAGCCTTCGCCCTCGGCCCAGGTGGGCTTGCGGTTCGTCACGCCGCCCTCCGCTGCTCTGCGCCGCCTCGCGCGCCCAGCATCGCCAGCGCGCGCCGCGCCACGCCCTGCTCGGCGCGGTGCGTCGTCGCCAGGTAGACGCGGCTGCCCTCCTGAATGACCACGCCGAGGCCCACGGCGCGCCCGAGCTCGCGGGCGACGATGTCGCGCGCCAGGCCGAGCGTGTCGCTCGCGATGGCCACGAGCGCCCCCGAGACGACGTAGCAGTGCCCCGCGCCCTCGGCCTCGCTGAGCGTGTGCATGAGGCACGCGCGGATGCGGCTCGGGTGGTCGCTCGGCGTGCCCATGCGGCGCGCGACCTCGTCGGCGCGCCGGAAGCCGAAGCCATCGACGACCTCGGCGAGCCGGAACGGGTCGGCGCGCAGCTCGGCGACCACGTTGCCCTTCCATGCCTCGCGGCAGCGGCTGATCTGATACTCGCTCAGGCCCCAGCCGCGCAGCGTGACCATCTCGTCGCGCTCGCCCTTCACGCGTGCGTACTCGGCGCCGATCTTCTCGGCCGCCTCCGCGGTGATGCCGCGCACCTCGACGAGCTGCTCGGGCGTGCGCTCGAGCACGTCCCACAGCGCCGGGATGCCGTACCGCTCGACGAGCTCGGTCGCGCGCTTGCGCCCGACGGCGGGGAGCTTGCTGGCGATCCACGCGATCGCCCCCTCCGCGCTCGACGGCACGATCGTCGAGATCGTCGAGGCCTTGAACTGCCGCCCGTACTGCGGGTGCACGTCCCAGCGTCCGCGGCACTCCACGGTCGTGCCCTCGTCGATGCCGAGCACCGTGCCCATCACGGCCACGGCGGCGTCGCCCGAGCCCGCGCGCACCATCGCGCGGCCCCAGCCGTCCTTGAGCAGCTTCACCGAGGCCACCTGGCCGCGGAGCACGTCGAGCTCTTGCTGTCCCTGTCGCATGGTCTTCCTCGAAGAGCGCCCGCGGAATCGAACCGCGGAGCGGGTCACCACCCGTGGCGGATGAGGCCGGGCGGTGACGCGCTGCCGATCGCGCTCATGTGGCGGGGCTCCTCGAGGAGCCCCGCGGTGGATCACCCGAACCGCGTCTCGGTCTCGGCGGGCGCGCCCTTGCTCGCGTCGGCGAAGCGGTCGCCGCCGTTCGCGCCGAACTCGAAGGACGTGTCTTCGGTGGCGCTGTCGTGGCCATCGGAGGCGTCGGCGACCTCGCGCACGCGGTCGAGGTAGAGCTCGCGCACGCCGCGCGCGGTCTCGGCGAGGAACTGGATCTCCTCCACCGGCAGCACCCGCGGCTCGCCCTTCTCGTCGCGCACGACATCGAAGACCGGCACCGCGTAGTTGCCGCTCTTGTTGGCGATCATCTCGGCCGACAACTGCGTCTCGAAGGCGAAGAGCGGGATATTGGAGCGCGCGCCGTTCACGACGCGCTTGCCGAGGAAGTACTTGTTGAGGAAGGCCTTCCAGGGGTCCATCGCGGTCTTCTTCGCGCGGAGCATCACGAGCTCCTGCGTGTCGCGCTCCATCGCCACCACGTTGTGCACATCGCCGCACCGGCGCGTGCGCTTGCCGTTCTCCATGCGCCACTGCGCGTCGGGGCACCCGGCGCACGCGCGCGTCGTGCCGTCCTCCATCGTGCCGGTGACGTTGTCCCAGCTCGAGCACCGGCGCTTCGTCCCCTCGCCCTGCACGAACTCCGTCCACGCGCGCGACTTGTGCAACACGAGCAGCACGAGGCGCTTCGTCTTCTCCGTCTTCTCGGTGACGGTGTTCACCCACACGCTCTTCGGCGGCACCTCGCCGTCGATCATCCCGTTGAAATTCAGCGTGATGCTCGCGAGCCGGAAGTCAGTCGCGTCGGCCTCCTCGAGGCCGGTCACGCCGACGTCGAGGCCGCCGAGGATGTCTGCGCGCGCCATGCTGCTCGGCGTGCTCGCGGCGAGCGCGGTGCTCTCGCTCGTGGTGGTGGTGTCGTTGCTCTTCTTGCTGGCCATGTCGTTCGGTCCTTCGTTCGCTGGTTCGTTCGGTGGTGCAGGTGGTTCAGGCGACCTCGGGTAGGAGGTCGGAGAGGTCGATGCCGCGGAGGGCGCGGTCGATCTGCGCGGCGGTCGTCTCGCTCACGTGCCCATCGCCCAGGCACTGCGCGCGGAAGGGGCAGCGGCCGCACTGCTCGCCGAGCTGCTCCACGAAGCGCCCCATGCGCACGGTGCCGACGATGGTGCGCAGCGACACGCGCAGGCGCGCGACGTCGTCGGGGCTGCGCCGCGATTCGAGCCAGATGGCCTCGGCCGCGGGCTCGCGGTCGGTCGGCGTGGCCGACCAGATCGTGTCCTTGCCCGCGCGCTTCTTCGTGACGAGCCCGTCCTCGGCGAGCGCGCGCAGGGCGCCGCCGATCGAGTGCGTCGAGACCGGCCAGCCGCGGCGCGCCACGCGCACGAGCAACTCCTTGCTCGTGTCGCTCGACTCGCGGACCGCGGCGAGCACCGCACGCAGGCGCTCGTGGGATGCGTACGAGCGCAGGTGCACGATGTGGATGCTCTCGGGATGCAGGCCGAGGCGCGTCTCGCGCTCGGTGCCCGGCCAGAGCACGCCCTGCGCGAGGGCGTGGCTGTAGATGCCCGTCTGGTAGCCGTGGTCGAGCACGACCTGGTGCGGCCGCCGCTCGCCCGTCTTCCAGTCGGCCAGCGCCACGGCGCGGCCGGGCTCGGCGCCGCGCGGCTCGTAGACGAGGTCGATGGTGCCGCCGAGCGTGTAGCCGTCGAGTTCGACGACGAAGGGCGCCTCGATGGCGATGATGCGCTGCGCGCGCTCGCTGACGGTGCGAAGCGCGCCGAGCACCATCCAGCGCGCGACGATGCGCTCGTGCTGGGGCGACGCATCGCCCCAGTCGATGGGGCGGCCCTCGGCGGCGCGCACGAGCTCCTCGTCGAGCACGGCGTCGACGCGCTGCGGCGAGGGCAGGCGGCCCTCGAGGACGGCGCTGGCCATGGGCTCGCGCCCGAGGGCGCGCTCGATCACGGCGTGCACGGCCGTGCCGATGGTCGGGCGCCAGTGGGCCGTCGCGCGCTCGCGCTCGATGCCCGCGGCCTCGGCGTCGCGCTCGTAGCGGTAGCGGCGGCCGCAGCCGTCCTGCGAGGCGAAGGCGCCGAGGGCGGATTGGCGGATCGGGTCGGCAGCGGTGCCGAAGCGCCGGTAGTCCCAGGCGGTCATGCGGCTTCCGCAGTGGCTGGCTCGAATCCGGCCGCGACATCGAGCTCACGCAGGAACCCGGAGAACCGATCGCGAGCCGTGTTCCACGAGCACAGGTACGGCGGCCTCAGAACCGCGTCCGAGAACGCCATGCCGAAGGAACGGCCCTGTCCGTGGTCGTGGCACTTCGCGCACGGAGCGCTCGTCGGCGCGAACTCGCCGAGGTGCCAGTCGCGTTCGCATGAGCCGAACAAGTCGCGTCGCTCGATCGCGAGCGCGACGAGATCGGCGCGCGTGACGAGCTGCGATTGTATGGGCGGGAGACCGAGCGTCTTGCGCACGACCTCGTCGATGCGAGCCGCCACCGTCTCGAAGTCGGAGACGTCGCGCGAGATGCCCGCAACCATCGCCCGCTTGAGCGGGGACACGATGTCGCCGTAGTACGCCTCGGCTGCGTCGTGGAGCAGGCCCTCACGCACGATCGCGGGCGGCGCGCCCCACGAGGCGAGAAGGTCAGCCACGAGCATCGAGTGGTGCGCGACCGAGTAGGGTTCGCCCGAGGTGTGGCCGTTGAACCGCACGATGCGCGAGAGCGCGTGTGCGATGTCGTCGACTCGGACCATGTCCGGCTTCGGATCGAGAAGGTCGAAGGGAATCCCGCTCACCGTCTGCACCCACGTCACGCATCACCTCCACGCACCACGAAGGCAGCGCGGCGCACCGCGCTGCGAAACACGGGGTCGGCGGACAGCGCGGCGATCGCCGCGACCATGCCGAGGTTGCTCGCGGTAGGCAGCGCAGCGCGCACGCGCCCACCGCCCGCGCACTCGCAGGTGCGCGCGCCCGTCTCGGTGCACGGCTCGAGGCAGAGCGCGCACCACGTCACGGAGCCGCGGCTCATCGCGCGTGCTCCGCGTTGCGGAACAGGTCGGCCAGCGCCTCGGCGAGGTCGGCGCCCGAGCCGTAGAGGATCGGCGCGCCGCGCCGCTCGCCAGCGATCCGCACCGCGTGCCCATCGGCGGGCACGAACGACGCGTGCATGCGCGTGATGCCAGCGGCACGGATGCGCCGCTCGGTGGCCAAGAGCGACGCGGCAACCGCGCGCTCGAGCAGCTCGGCCGGCATCGGCTCGCGCGGCGTCATGGCCCCGCCCGCGCGCGGCATGTCCGCCAGCGCGAGGATCGGCCGGTGCGGTGCGCGCGCGCTGGGGCGCCGCACGAACGGAACGACCGGGCCGCTCACGCCGCCCTCCCGAAGAGCAGCACGGTGCTCAGCGGCAGCGTGCCCGCGCCATCGCACGTCGTGCACGCCACGTGGCGTGCGTCGGCGCGCTCGGTGCCGTCGGGCCAACGCTCGCAGTCGTAGCCGCGCCCGGCGCAGTCGTAGCAAGGCGCGGTCGCGGCAGCGACGCGCGCGGCGATGCGGCGCGATCGCTCACGCGTCGCGCGGCCGTAGCGCACGGTGCCGGGGCCACCGGGAGCGACGCGCGGCGAGGAACTGCGCGAGAAGCGCCAGTACTCGACGTCCTTGAGGTTGCGCGCGTGCTCGATCTCGACCGCGAGCTCGGCCGGCGTCATCGCGCACAGTTGCTCGTCGGTGGGCGCGCTCGACGCGGGCACGAGCCCGCGACCGTGGCAGTGGGTGCAGCCGTCGCCCTCGCAGCGCGCGCACGCCTCGTCGTCGTTCCCCGTGTCGATGTGGTCCGCCGAGTAGCGGGCCGCCTGCGTCGTCGTGCTCATCCGGGCCTCCATCGCCGCGCATCGCGTCGTGCGGTGCGTCGTGGCGATAGCAGGTTTCTACTGGACCTCGGCCGGACCTGCAACAGTTTTCTGTTTGGCCGTGTGAGATGGCTCACGGTAGGCCCTGCTCGGGTCGTGGATGCTCGGTGTGCCGTCGACGTGGGACGGGGAGGTCACCGTGAAGCTGTTGATCTGGGCGTCCGTGATCGAGCCGGATGCGGGGCCGAGGGACGCCTCGTAGAGCGTGTCAGTCCGAGCCCGCGCGGATCGACGATCGATCCGTATGGCAGGACCGGAGGAGTGGGAGGGCGCAGCCGCTGAGCTGCTCGATGCGACGTGCACGACCGCGCCAGTTGACGCGCTGGAGCTCGCCGCGGCGTGCGGCCTCGAGGTGCGCACTCGCCCGCGCGCCGGCGCCATGCTCGACGGATCGCTGCTCTGGGTCGAAGAGCGCGCGCGCCCTGAGCGCTTCCAGGGGCTCATCGCGCACGAGCTCGGCCACGTGGCGCTCGACCGCTCGCGCCTGCCGCAGAGCGAACGTGGGGCGACGTATGTGGGCGGCGCGCTGCGCCTGCCTCGGCGCGAGATGCTGCGCGACCTTCGCGAGACCGCGTGGTCGATCGCGGCGCTCCGTGAGCGCCATCCGCACGCGAGCGCAACGGCGATCGCCGTGCGCATCACGCAGCTGCGCACGGCCGCGATGGCACTCTTCGACGTCGCGGGGCGCGTGCGTCCATGGCGCGTCGCCGGCGAGAGCATCGGGCGCGACCTCGCCGCGCGTCCAACCGCGCTCGAGCACGAGCTCGCGCTCGAAGCGTGGCAGGAAGGGCGCGAGGTGCGCCGCGGCGAGCTCGTCGTGGCCACGCCGCTGCGAGACTACGCGCCCGGCGAGCACCGTGTGCTCGTCGTCGGGCACGCGGCCGAGCTCAGGGCGGCCGCGTGAGCGGCTCAGCGGCGAGGCTTCGCGGGTGGGAGGCGACGTTGCCCGCGCGCCTCGTCGATCTTGGTCGGGAGCGGCTCGCCCCGTCGCTCGACGACCTTGCCAGCGTCCTCGGCGAGCCACCCGCGGTGAGCTATCTCGAACGCCCCGATCGCCATGTCGCCACTGCTGAGACGGATCGAGCGAAGACGCTTCGCGTGCTCGTCGCTCACGGGCCGCCCGATGGCCGCCTGCCCGGCGATGTAGGCCTCGGCGTTCGGGGTCCCGCGAGCGTCGTCGCGGTCCACTGTGCGCCCGACGAAGTCGCGGTAATCGGGCGCGTCGCCGAGCGACTCGTCGGTGAAGAACCGAGGTCGGATGTCGAACGCTTCGATCATCCGCGCGATCTTGTCCTCCTTCGGACACGTGACGCCGTTGATCCACTGTGTGACGGCGGACTGGCTGTAGCCGAGGCGCTTCGCGATCGCGTCTTGCGCCTGCCCATCCCGGCCATTCATCTGGACGAGGGCGGCACGCATTCGCCGTCCGCCAAGGGGCCAATGGGTCGCCGTCATCAGAAACTTACTAGCGGTGGTGCACGGAGCACGTCCAACTAGTTTTCTGTTGCACTCGCCGCGCGCGTCCAGTAGAAAGCTGCTGGTATGCCCGACGATGTCGAACGGTTGCCCGCTGTCGAGCGGTTCAAGGCATGGCGCGCGTGGCGCGGATGGAGCCAGTCCGAGGCGGCCGCCGCGCTGGGGTGCTCGCAGGCGCTCGTGAGTCAGATCGAGCGGGGCGACGCTGTCGTCTCCAAGCTCGCGCTCGCCGTCCGCATCGAGCACGCCTCGAAGGACTGGCCCGAGGGGCCGATCCGCGTCGCTGAGTGGGTGGCTGCCGACGAGCACCCCACCACCATCGCCACGCCCGCCGACCTGCCGGAGTGCGCGTGAGCAGCGCGCCCACCACTGCGCAGGCGCGTCGTGAGGCGCGAAGGTCCACCTGGGCCGTCTTCCTGCACTCGCTGCTCGCGCCCGCGGGCGCGGTGTCGCAGGCCGAGGCCGCGCGCCTCACGGGCGCGGGGCTCACCAAGATCGCGCAGTGGTGCTCGCCCGAGCACGCGTCGCAGATGCCCGTGAGCGACGTCGAGGCGCTGCCGGAGGCGGCGCGCATCGCCGTCGTCGAGCGCATCCTCGGGCCCGGCTACCGCGTCGCGCGCGTCGAGGCCGAGGCGAGCGTCGGCGACGACCTGCGCGCCATGGCGCGCATCGCTCAGCAGGGGGGCGAGGTCGTGGCGCGCTATGCCGCCGCGCTCGCTGACGACGACATCTCGCCCGAAGAGGCGGGGCAGATGCTGCCCGTGGTGCGCGAGCTCGCGCGCTCGCTCGCGACGCTCGAGCACGATCTCGTCGAGACGGTGAAGGAGCGTGGCCGGCGGCGGCTGCGCGCGGTGGGTGGGCGATGACCCCGCCCGCCAAGACCTGCGTCGATGTCTTCGCCGATGCGCTGGCCGCGCTCGCCGAGCTCGTCGGCGCGCTGTTCGAGCTGCTCGCAGCTCTCATCAACCTCGCGCTCAGCATCGCGTCGATCGACCGATCGCTCGAGCGCGCGTTCGCCGACTGACCACCGAGGAGACCCATGCCGCCGACGAAGAAGACCGAAGACAGGGAAGAGGGCCCGCGCGCGTTCGCGCGTGTGCTCGAGCAACTCAACGACGGGGAGGCGCACCGCGACCTCTCGGCCGAGCTATTCGAGCTCGTGGGCAAGCTCCAGGACGAAGCGCTCGCGCGCGACTCCGAGGTGAAGGGCGAGCTGAGCCTCAAGCTCGTGTTCAAGGCGGGCCCGCACGGGCGCGTCGAGACGACCTACGAGGTCAAGAGCACGGCACCGCCGCGCAAGACCTCGCGCGGCATCATGTACATGACGAAGGCGGGCAACCTCTCCGTCGAGAACGAGCGCCAGCCGGTGCTCCCGGGCATCCGCGCGGTGGGCCCCGCGCGTGAGCTCGACGAGGACCGCGCACCCGCGAAGGAAGCGTGATCGCCATGACCGAGATGCGAACGGACGCACAGGCGATCATCGAGGCGGTGCGGGAGCTCCATGGCGCCGAGGTTCTCGACGACCAGGTGGACGCGTGCCTCGCGGGTGAGGTTGTCGTCCTGCCGAAGGGCATGACGGTCCAGGACCTGCGCCCGCTCGTCGACGCGCGCCTCGAGGCGCCCAGGCGCACGAAGGGCACCGCGCGCCACACGACGTACGTGTCGTTCATCGACGCGGTGAACCGCTTCAAGGTGTGCGACGGCGGCGAGGCGCGCCTCGGCACCGCGGTCTTCGCTGTCGACGACATGAGCGCGCCGAAGCTGCTCTGCGTGGTCGACTACCACGGGCACGGCGACCCGCGCTTCGGCGAGCACTGCATCGAGTACGCGTTCCCGCTGAGCGACGAGTGGCGCGCGTGGCAGGCGGCGTTCGCCAGCAAGGGTATGTCGCAGGCCGAGTTCGCGGCGCTGCTCGAGGACCGCATCACGGACGTGATCGAAGTCGGCGCCGTCGGCGAGCGCGGGCAGAAGATGGCCGAGAGCCTGGGCCTCTCGCTCGCGGGCAGCGCGAGCGTGCTGACGCTCTCACGCGGCATCTCGATCAAGGCCGAGACGCGCGTGAACAGCATCACGAACCTGTCGACCGGCGAGGGCAAGATCCTCTTCGAGGAGAAGCACGGCGACGAAGGTGGCGGCGCGGTGAAGGTGCCGGGCGGCTTCGTCGTCGGCATCCCCGTCGTGCGCGGCGGCCCGCTCTTTCAGGTCTTCGTGCGCATCCGCTACCGCCTGGCGGGCGGAGCGATCGTGTGGAGCTTCACACCCCATCGGCTCGACGCGGTCTTCCGCGCCGCCTTCGAGGAGGCCTGCGGCCAGGTGCGCGAGCAGACCGGCGTCCCGCTCTTCTACGGCACGCCCGAGCGCGAGCGCTGAGCGTACCGGGCGACACGTGCGCCCGGCTGTTCTGCCCACTCGATCGCGATGGTGCGCTCGAGTGGGAGTGATGTCCCGCAAGACGACAACCCCCAAAACAACCCAGCTCGCCGCACGCAAACCTCGGGCGGCGGGCACCTCTCGGCGCCGATGGCGATGAACGACACCACGAGCTCGACGACATCGCGGCAAGGGCAGCTCATCGCGCTGCCGGCGCGCAAGCGCTCGCTGAGCGAGGCGCATCGCCTCCACCTTGCCGCGTCGGGGCTCACGGACGAGAGCATCGCCATCGGCGGCTTCTACACGGAGCGCGATCCTGGTTCGATCGCCGGCATCCTGCATTGGCGCAGCTGGCCGCGCGGGCGCGGCGATGTTCTCGTCATCCCCTTTTCGCTACCGGGCCAGAGCGAGCCCTTCTTCGCGCGCGTGCGCCCCGACCAGCCGCGCGCGAACGAGAAGACAGGCAAGGTCGTCAAGTACGAGCAGCCCAAGGACACGCCGATCGCTCCCTACTTCCCGGCGCGGGCAATCGCTGGCGGGTGGCTCGCCGACGTCGCGCGCCCGCTGGTGTTCACCGAGGGCGAGAAGAAGGCGGCGCTGCTCGATCAGCTGGGCTTCGCCGCCGTGGGTGGCACCGGCGTCTCGTGTTTCCACGACGCGCAGCACCGCCACGACGAGGGCAGCTACCGCCTGCACGAGCTCATCCGCAAGCACGTCGTCGTGAACGGGCGCACGTGCTTCATCGCGTTCGACTCGGACGCCAAGAGCAACGACCAGGTGATGCGGTCGGCGGACGTGCTCGCGGCGATGCTCCGGTCCGAAGGCGCATCCGACGTTCGCTTCGTCGAGATTCCCGAAGGCGATGGCGGGGCGAAGTTGGGCATCGACGACTACTTTGTGCGCGCCGGCGAGGCGCCCACGCGCGCGCTCTTCGAGACTGCGGCCTCGGTGACCGGCCAGCTGGGCGGGGACCGCTTCACGCTGCTCACGAGCTTCCGCGCGCTCGCCGGCCTGCCCGTCGACGAAGCGCTCCGCATGCCCTCGGGCTACGACCTCGGTCGCGCAGGCGAGCTCACGAGGTGGACCGACGAGGGTAAGGCCGAGGTCGTCGAGCGCGCGCCCATCTTCATCGCGCGCTTCGTGACCGACCTCTACACCGGCCACGAGAAGGCCGAGCTCGTGTTCCGCCGCGCGGGCGGGTGGCGCACGGTGCAGGTCGAGAGGCGGGCCATCGCCGACTCACGCATGCTCGTCGCCGAGCTCGCGCCCGTGGGCGGCCCCGTCGACAGCAACACGGCCAGCGACGTCGTGCGGTGGCTGCGTGACTTCGAGGCGGTGAACGAGCGCCGCATGCCACGCGCCACATCGCTCGGGCGATGTGGGTGGCACCGTGTCGACGAGCACGTGGTGTTCGCGCTCGGCGGCGAGGTGCTTGCACGCGAAGGCGCGGACCCGAGGGTCGTCGTCGAGCGGGGAGCTGACCGCGCGCGCCTGTGGCGAGGGCTCCATGTCGCGGGGAGCTACGAGGGGCACCTCGAGGCGCTGCGGCGAGCGTGGGATGCCTCGCCCATCTGCGCGGCCGCCATCTGCGCTGCCCTCGCTGCGCCTCTCCTGCGTCCGCTCGCGGCCCCGCTCTTCGCAGTGCACCTCGCGGGCGACAGCTCGAGGGGCAAGTCCTCGATGCTCAAGGTCGCCGCGAGCGTCTACGGAGCTCCGCAGGATGAGGAGTGGGTCACCTCGTGGAACGCGACCTCAGTGGGCCACGAGGTGCGCGCGTCGCTGCTCTGCGACCTCCCGCTCTGCATCGACGAAGCGGGCGTCGTGGAGCCGAAGGAACGGGAGCGCGCGGTCTACATGCTCATCAACGGCGTGGGGCGTGTCCGCGGCGCGAAGGAGGGCGGGCTTCGCGAGGGGCACTCGTGGCGCACCGTCGTGCTCTCGACGGGCGAGCGCATGCTGGCCGAGCAGGAGGCAGCAACAGGCGCGCAGGTGCGCGTCCTGCAATTCCTCGTGAGCGGGTTCGGCAGGCTCGATGCGCCGGGTGTCGACGGGCTGCGGCGCGCGTGCGAGGAGCACCACGGACAGGTGGGCATCGAGTGGCTCGGCGCGCTGCTCGAGACCACCGACGAGGAGTGGGTCGCACACCGGGCGGCGCTCAGGGCACGCACCAAGGCGCTACAGGAACGAGCGCGCGAGCCGCTGCGGGCTCGACAGGCGGGCTTCTTCGCGTTGCTCGAGCACGTGGAGGCCATCGCTCACTCGGTGCTCGGCATCGGTCGAGAGAACGGGGCCACGATGAGGGCCCTCTTCGAGACGCCTGGCGACGCGGGTGTCGTCGTGCAGACGGCGGCCGCGCGTGCGCTCGACACGGTGCGCGAGTGGCTCGCGCGCTCCCCGCGCAGCTTCCCGCGCCTCGTGACGAGCTCGTCGGGGCAGCGCGTGCCCAAGCGCGACGGGCCGCAGAGCGATGTCTGCGGATACGTCGACGATCACGACAACGAGGTCTTGCTCGTGCCCGGCGCGCTGCGGGGCTACCTCGGTGAGCGAGGGATGGACGCGAACATCGTCACGCGCGAATGGCGGGCAGCGGGCCTCTTGCGGTGCGACGAGGGCCTGTGCACCACGACCGCGCGCATCGACGGCAAGAAGGTCCGCGTGATGGCGCTCGGCGGCGAGCACGCCGGCCTCGAGGAACCCAACACCGACTGGGGTGGCGATGGGTAGCGCGCAGCAGTCGATCTTCGGCTTCGAGGTGGAACAGGTGGAACGGGCTGGAACGGGTGCGCCCGCGTCTACCCGTTCCACCTCTAAGCGTCCGAAGAGACTGACGAAAACCACCGTCGTTCCGTCGATGGAACAGGTGGAACGGCCAGCGGAGACATTCCTACACGCGCGCGTGAGCGAGGGTGATGGGGTCGTGTGCGCGCCCGCGCGCATTAGTGATGCAGTGGATACCCGTTCCAGCTGTTCCACCTGTTCCACCGATGCGAAAACCCTTGTGGGACAAGGGAATGAGGTGGAACGGGTGGAAGCGACGGAACCCGTTCCACCCCGTTCCACCGAGGAAAACAGCGAGATTCTCTCGCTCGAGGTGCGCTACCTCGCCGACCTGCCCGTCCCGTGCACGCTCACGCTCGACGTGCGCGGCGTGGGCGAGGTGCTGGTCTCGACGTCGCGCACGCGCGTCGAGCTCGAGCGCAGGGCTGGGCGCCCCGTGTGGGCGCCCCTGGGCTTCGAGTTGGCCGCCTATGCCGTGCAGGAGGACCGAGCACGACCCGAGGACTGGCGAGGCTGGTGCGCGCGCCTGCGGGCGCGTGGGTGGCGTCTCGACGAGCGGGAGGCGTTCGGTGGGGCGGCGGGCGTGGAGGACGCGTGGAGGGCCGCCCGGCGCACGGGCGCGCCCCAGGAGCCACGCATCGCGCTGGGGCGCCTCCTGCGCCTCGTGGGGGGGCGCCTGGTGTCCTGCGAGGTCGAGGGCGCACCGAGCGCCCAGGAGAGCGCGGAGGTGGCGTGGTGATGGCGATGCTACACCTCGCGCATGCAGACGACGCGATGGGCGGTGTTGGCGTGTCTCGTGCTCGCGGGATGCGGGCAGACAAGCGCGCCCGCAGACGTGGCTGGCTGGGGCAGCGATGCGCCGGGGTGGTGGGTCGCGACGGGCGAACGACCTCGATGCGGAGCGACGCCGACGTGCGAGAGGGGCCGGCCAGGGTGCATGCGCCCCGACGGCACGACGAGCGACCGTGTGCGCTGCTACGACGGCCCAGGCGGCCCGCAGGCGCTGTGTCAGCGGATGGGCGACGTCGAGGCCTGTCTCGTGCCCTTCGAGTAGAGATTCATGCAGAGGGGGGGTACCTGGGTGCGGCAACCCCCTCGCCACCCAATCCGTTGCACCATGACACCGATGTCAGGAGCGTCCCGTGCCGTCGCTGAGCGGCATCCGGTGCGTGTACTGCGGCCGTCCTGGGCGCCTCGCGGTCTGCCGCGGGTGCAGCGTGCGCCGCAGGCCCACCGAGCTCATGACGTGGCTGAAGGCGCACGGGGTCACGCAGGCCGACCTCGCGCGGCAGGTCGGGTGCTCGTGGAGGACGATCCTCCGCGCGACGCAAGGCCACGCGCTGACGGGCGGGCCGGCCGTGCGCGTGTCTCGCATCACAGGCATCTCGCTCGAGGTGCTCGTGCTGGGCCAGGTGGAGGAGGTGCAGCGTGTCAGGTCGGAAGATGAGTCGGCTGTGGCTCGAGCGAGCCGAGGCGCTGCTCGATGCAGCGGCGGAGGAGCTCACGCGCAAGATGGCCGAGATGACGCCGGAGCAGCTCGTCGCGGTCATCTCCGCGGTGGGCCAGCGCGTGACGACGCACCGGGCGGTCGTCGCGGAGCCTGACGGTGAGCCTGACGGGCCTACGGGAGATCGAGGAGATCGCGCGCCAGCAAAACGCCGCGCGAAGAGCTCGCGACCGAAGAGCGCGCGCAGCGCGGCCCGAGGCCGTCGCGCGGCGGCTCCCGCCGCTGATGCGGTGGATTCCGAAGGCTAGCCCACACCTCGCCGCGCCCGTGCACCTTGAGCCGCTCGTGCGCGAGCTCGAGCGCGTGCTCCGCGGCGAGACGATCGAGATCACCGTCTCGGTCCCTCCGCGCCACGGCAAGACGACCACGATCGTGCACTGGATCGTGTGGCTGCTGGCGCAGCTTCCGGACCTGCAGGTGCTCTACTGCTCGGCCGGCGCCAAGCTCGCGGTGAAGCAGACGCGAGCCATGCGCGCCCTCGCGCGCCGTATCGGCCTTCCACTCGGCGAGGTGCAAACGGCGAGCGAGTGGACCACGGCGAGCGGTGGGCGCGTGCGCGCGTGCGGCATCACGGGCCCGCCTGTCGGCGACGGCTACCACGTAATCGTCGTCGACGACCCGCACCGCTCGCGTAAGGACGCGGAGAGCGCGACGACGCGCGAGGGCGTGGTCACCGCGTACCGCGACGACATCTACACGCGCCAGCTCCCTCGAGGCACCTCGCACGTCATCGTGCACACGCGATGGCACGAGGCCGACCTGATCGGCGTGATGACGCGCCCGCGTGGCGACGAGGACGACGGCCCGCAGCCGTTCGCGAAGATCAACCTCCCCGCGCTCGACGCCGAGGATCGCGCGCTCGCGCCGTGGCTGTGGTCCGCGGAGCGACTCCGGCGCATCCGAGCGCGCCTCGGTCCGTACGGCTGGGCGTCGCTCTACCAGGGCTCACCGATGCCGCGCGGCGGCAACCTCTTCGGCCCCGCGACGTGGGCCGACGACGAGCCGATCGAGGCGACGCACGCGGGAGGCGTCGACCTCGCGCGTACAGCGAAGCGACGCAGCGACCCGCAGGCGTCGATCATCGTCTCGCGCGACGCGGACACGGGCATCATCTACGTGGTCGACATCGAGCACGAGCGCGAGCTCCTCACCGACCGCGAGGTCGACGGCGAGATCGAGCCGGGGTTCATCCGGCGCATCCACCGTCAGCAGCGCGCCTACCGCGGCGCGCGCTTCCGCATGTACACGGGCCGCGACGAGAGCTCCATCCTCGACCTCTTCGCGATGCACCGTGACTACCCGGTGATCGTGGACGCCATCGTCGCGCGCGACGAGAAGTGGGAGCGCGCGCAGCCCACGGCGGCGCTGTGGAACACGGGCCGGATCCGCGTGCTCCGATCGTGTCGTCACGCCGAGGCGCTCGAGCGACAGGCGCGCGCGTTCACAGGCCTCGATGGCGGCGAGGACGACCTGATCGACGCGCTCGTCGCAGCCGTCGACGAGGTCGCGGTGGCCGAGACGCACGCGGAGGCGATCACGCCGCCCGCGGTGAGGGCGCAGACGAGGCCGGTTGCCTCGAGCATGCGCAAGCGGTGGACCTGACGCGCGCGTCACATGGCGCGCGCACGCGTACACAACCTAGCTTCGGCGCGTGGCCTCGGCCTCGCTCAGAGCTCTTCCGGGTGGACGCGCAGAGTCGACGCGCGGACGCAGCGTCACGCCCACGACGCGCGACCGCGGCCCGATGGAGACGCGCTACGCGGCGGTGCAGCCCGAGCAGCTCGCGCAGATCCAGCTGGGCCTCGAGCGCGGCGAGCTCCGCGACTGGGCCGACCTCTGCGATCGGATGCTGCGCCGCGATCCGGACATCCTCGCGACGTACGAGAGTCGACTCTCGGTCATCTCCGGCGCGGAACTGATCGTCGAAGAGGGCGTGCCCACGGGCGACCCGCAGCGCGACGCGCTCCTCGGCGTCGGCGCGGCCTTCACCGACGCATGGCTCCGCTCGCTCCCCGTCTCGCGCTACGCGCACGAGAGCCTCGACGGCATCGGCAAGGGGCTCGGCGTGCACGAGGTCATCTGGTCGCCGACCTCGATCGGACTGGTCCCCGTCGGGCTCGAGTGGCTGCACCTCCGGCGCTTCTGCTACGGGCCCGACTGGCGCCCGCGCATCGTCGACATGGGCTCGGCCTACGACACGCGAGGCTTTGAACTCGAGCCCGATCGCTTCGTGGTCCACGAACCGCGCGCGCTCCCCGGCTACCCCGCGGGCGGCGTCCTGCGCGCCGTGATGTGGCTCTTCTTGATCAAGAGCTGGGCGCTCCAGTTCTGGATCTCGGGCGCGGAGTCGTTCGCGTGGCCGCTTCGCATCGCGACCGTTCGTCGCGGCGGAGACGACGCTGCGCGCGCCCGCGCGAAGCAGTTCCTCGAAGACCTCTCGGCCGACCACGCCGCGGTGCTCGATGAGGGCACCGTGTTCGAGCTCAAGGAAACCACCGTCAAGGATGGCAACGTTTGGGCGAACCTCGTCGCGGAGTGCAACCGCGGGATCGCGAAGGCGCTCCTCGGCATGACCGACCTCGCCGAGCCCACGCGCGTGGGCGCGTACGCAGCGGTCGAGACGCGCAAGGGCGCGACGGTCGACGCACGCGTGCTGAAAGACGAGCGTGCGCTCGCGATGACGTGGGAGCGCGACCTCGTCGAGCCCGCGCTCCGGCTGAACGCCGACCTGTGGGGCGGCATCGTGCCGCCGACTCCGCGCCTGCGATGGTCGATCGCCGCTTCGCGTTCCGCGCTCGACGCGCTCGCGGTGGACGCGATGACGGTCGACGAGGTGCGCGCGCGCCAGGGGCTTGCCCCGCGCGGTGGCGTCGAGGGCGCGATGCTGATGCGCGACTTCAAGATCGGCGGTGCGCGATGACGACGCCGACGATCGCGGAGCTCGACGCGCTGGTCGCGGACGTGCCGCCGAAGACCAAGATCATGCCCGACGGCGTGAGGCGCTGGATCCCGGCCGCGGTGCCGCATGGCGCGGGCGTCGAGCAGGTCGACGCGCAGTTCCTCGCGGACGCCGCCCTCCGGCTGAACACCGACACCGTGTCGATCCCCATCGACGGCGGCTCGTTCTTCAGCGTCGCCCACGAAACGGCGCCGTTCGATGCGATCGGCTGGGCGCATCGCGCCGCGGTCTTCGAGGAGAAGCTCTACCTCGAGGCCGAGGTGCTCCCGATGGTCAACGACGCGATCGAGGCCGGCCGCGTCGCGTTCTCGTCGATCGACGCCGACTTCAAGACCGACGAGTCCGGCGCGTACGTGCCCGGTTCGGCGCTCCTCGTGACGCACGCGCTCACGAACACGCCGCGCGACCGCAAGCAGGAGCCGATGCAGGCGATCCACGCCGCGCACAAGGGCGCGCGCGTCCGCTTCACGACGCGAGCACGTCTCGCGCAGGAGAACGACATGAGCAAGAAGAGCGAGACGAAGGCCGAGGCCAGCGCGCAGGCCGAGGAGACCAAGACGCAGGCCGCCGACGCGCCCGCGATGACGCTCGAGGAGGCGATGGCCAAGATCGCCGAGCTCGAGAGCAAGCTCGCGGCGATGGAGGCCACCTCGGCGGAGATGGCCGCGCAGCTCTCGGCGACCGTCGAGAAGAGCGAGGCCGAGCAGGTCAAGGCGCAGGCCGAGCGCAAGGAGAGCGCATGCGTCGCGCTCGTCGACGAGGCGATCCGCTGCGGCCAGGTCGCGCCCGCGTCGCGCGAGAAGTTCCTCGCGCTGGCGCGCCGCGACATCGAGACGACGCGCGCGAGCATCGAGCAGATCCCGAAGCGCGCGCGCCCGATCACGACCGCGGCCGAGGCGAGCCGCTCGGAGACGAGCACGAAGAAGGCCTCCGACTGGTCGGAGTCCGAGCAGCACCTCGCGGCAAGCCTCCGCGCCGGTGGCCTGAGCGAGAAGAGCATCGAGGCAGCGATCGCGCGCAAGCGCGGGGAGCGGTGAAGACATGGCGGCCCTGGCAGCAGACAAGAAGCGGATCGTCCGCAACATCAACGGCATGAAGGAGGCGGAGGTCCTCCTCGCCGACTCCCAGACCGTCTACGAGGGCGCGATCATCATGCGCAACTCGTCGGGCGATCCCGTCGTCGGCGCGGACACAGCGTCGTGCGTCGGGATGGGCGTCGCGAGCGAAGCGGTCACGAGCGGCAGCTCGAACACGACGAGGTTCGTCAAGCTCCAGTACGGGCACGAGGAGTGGTTCGCAACGGCGGGAACGTTCACGAAGGCCTCGATCGGCGCGAACGTCACGATCTCGGACGATCAGACCGTCGCGCTCGCCGCGACGACGACCAACGACGTTCTCTTCGGGATGCTCGTGCAGCTCGAGACCATCAACGGCACCCCTGGCGCGTGGATCCGCGTCGCCGAGTTCGCGTGATCGTCTGATCGCGCCTGAAAGGACCTGACCATGTCAGTCACGGATCGCAGCATCATCGACAACGCTTCGACGACCTTCCGCGAGATCGCGGTAGAGATCTTCGGAGGAAACACCCCGCCGGGCGCGTGGCAGGCGTTCGCAACCATGCTCCCGACGGACTCCAAGGTCGTCGAACACGACGTGCTCGAGGCGATGCCCGTCGCACGCAAGTGGGTCGGCGCGAAGCAGTACAAGGACGTCCGCGCCGCGAGCACCACGCTCACGATCGCGCCGTACGAGGCGAGCTTCAAGATCAAGCGCCTCGACCTCCTCGCGGACCGCACCGGCATCACCGGCCGACGTATGCGCGAGTGGCTCTCGGACACGGCGTACCTCTACGACGACCAGTGCCACCAGGTGCTCTTCGCGAACCCGACCGGCTACGACGGCGTGGCGCTCTTCAACGCGTCGCACCCGCGTGGCCCCGCAGGCGGCACGCAGTCGAACACCACGACAAGCGCGCTCTCGCACACCACGTTCGAGACCGCGATGCAGACGGGCGCGTCGCTGCGCGACGAGGAGGGGCGCCCCCTCATGATCTCTTACGACACGCTGATCGTCGGCCCGAAGCTCGCCGCGCTCGCGCGCGAGATCACCGGTTCCAACGAGCGCGTGATCGCGGTCGCGAACGACGGCCTCGAGGCCGGCACGCGCGTGGCGGCGGCGACGGGCCCCAACGCTCGAGGCCGTCAGGTCTTCTCGGGAGGCTCCGTGGACGTCATCGTCGACCCGCGCATGCCGCTCGGCGGCACGTACGACGACTACTGGTACCTCCTCGACACGACGCGCGGTCCGAAGCCGATCGCCGGCTACGAGTTCCGTTCGCCCGAGGCGATCACGGCCGACCAGATGACCAGCGAGGGACGCTTCGAGAACGACGAGTTCCGCTACTCGATCGAGTTCGACATCGTCTTCGGCGCCGGTGTGTGGCAGGTCGCCTACGCGGGGATTCTGTGATGCAGGGGCCCCTCGAGACCATCGCGCGCGCGCTTCGGCAGAGCCCGCAGGCGTCGGAGCCCAAGATCCGCATGCGGATCGAGAGCACAACGCACAACTACAACCTCGGCGGTGTCGTCGTGCTCTTCGGCGTCGGGGAGTACGACGTGCCCGCGTCCGAGGCGGCGAGCATCGACGAGCTCGTCGAGGACGCGGCGCTCGTGGCCGAGGCCAAGAAGCGGCTCGCCCGCTTCGAGCAGGCACTCGCCCGCAAGGAGCGTGGAGAGGCCGTCTCGGACACGGCGCTACCGCGCTACCCGCTCTCGCTCTCGGCGGTGTTCACCGAGCTGCACAGCCGCGGCATGCGGCCGTTCGTGTCGGCGTCGCGCGTCGACACGCAGACCAGCAAGCCCGGCAAGGGCTGACACGGCGGGCCCTTCGGGGCCCCGCTGTTGCGACGTAGAGGAGCAGCGTCCTCGCCGCGCTCATGCCGCGGAGATCGCAGGTGCGAGTCCTGCCGTCGCGATGTGGCGTACATCACTCAGACGATCGTCGAGGCCGACCTCGGCGCGGACGTGATCGCAAGGCTCACGCGCGGCTCGAGCGCGAAGCTCGCGCGGTTCATCGCCGCGGCCGAGGCGCGCGTCGCGTCGGCGCTGCAGATCGGCGGCTACACGGCCGCGGTGCCGTCGACCGTCTACGCGTCGAACGCGAGCGACTGCCCCTCGGAGATCACCGAGCTCGCGTGTCGCGTCTTCAAGCGCATCGCGTACGAGCGCGGCGCCGACCTCTCCATCCCCGAAGACCAGATCAAGGCGCTCGACGAAGAGCTCGCCGAGCTGCGCGACGGACGCACCGAGATCAAGGGCCTCGCGCGCTCGGTGAGCCGCGCGCCGGGCGGCATCACGGCGACCGACGGCGACCCCGCGAGCGCCTCGACGAGTGACCCGCGGTGGCGCCCGCAGGTCTTCGCGCGCTCGCGCATGACGGGGTTCTGATGGGCGTCGTTGTGGAGGGCCTCGAGGAGCTCCGAGCGGACATCGCGGAGGCCGCGGCGATGGCGGCCGACCCGCGTCCGGCGCTCGAGGAGTGGGCCGCGGACCTTGAGGCGCTGGTCGACCGCGCCTTCGCGTCGCAGACCACACCCGAGGGTCGTCCGTGGGCGCCGAGGCGCATGACGACGCGCTCTCGCGTCGGCGGACCCGAGCATCCGCGTCGACGTGTGCCCGGACGACCTCTCGGCGTCGACTCGGGCGCAATGCGAGCGTCGATCGACGTTCAGGTCGCGCCGCGCGCGGTCGTGCTTGACGTGGGCGCCCAGCACGCGTCGTTCTTCACGCGCGGCACGCGCTACCAGCCCGCCCGACCGTTCGTTCCGACGGCCGACGAGGGCGCGAGCGCGTCGGCGCTCGACGATCTCGCCGAGACGCTGGCCGACTACGCCACGGAGGCGCTCCGTGGCTGACTTCGCGCCCGCCATCACCGCGATCCGCGAGGCGCTGCTCGGCATCGTGGGCGCCGTGCGCGCTGTGGACGAAGGCGACCTCGTGGAAGGCGCCTACGAGCACACGCCCGAGCACGAAGCGGCGCGCGCGCTGCGCGGCCCGTCGTTCGAGGTCGAGATTACGAGCGCGAGCCGCGCGAAGGACCACCCCGGCGAGCACTCGAACGCCGTCCTCCTCGATCTCACGGTGCAGGTCCGCACCGTGTGGGGCACGGAGCACGAGCTCCTCGACGACGAGCGCGCCCGAGCGCGCGCCGAGGCGCTCGGCCTCCTCGAGAAGAGCCGCGCCGCGCTCATGCGCGCCGGCAATCTCACCTCGACGAGCGCCGACGAGGCGACCGGGCTCGTCTCGGGGTGCCTCCACCGACTGCTCGAGCACCGACTCGAGCGCGCGGACTGGCGAGGGCGTCGGCTCTCGTACGTGAGCCGCTACACGACCGTCTACCAGGCCACGCAGACCGCAGGGTGACCCATGAGCTACGAGATCAACACGCTCCGCTCCCTCCTCGCCTACGTCGAGCCCGCGGGCTCGTACGCGCTCGACAACAGCGGCACGATCGGTGACTTCCTCGCGGTCCCGATCACCGAGGGATTCATGTCGAGCGCGCCCATGCGCGACATGCTCGATCCGATGCTCTCTCAGGCGCGCCTCGACGGACGCGCTGAGCGCGTGATCGGCAAGCGATCCGCCGCGATGCAGCTCGCGATGCTCCTCGCGTCGCACGGCGTCGACATGGTGGGCAACGAGACGCAGCCGGCGTCGACCACGTGGGCTCTCCGGCGCCTGCTCACGGCGACGATGGGCGGCGTGTCGCTCACGGGCACCGAGGCCGCCGCGACGACGGTGCAGGCCGGCACGAGCACGAGCGTCGTCAACGTCTCGACCGGCCACGGCGATCGGTGGATCGGGAACAGGGTCATCGCGTGCCAGACGGTGAGCGGATCGACCGCGCTCGAGGCGCGCGAGGTACTCTCGGTGTCGGGCGACGCGGTTACCGTGAAAGAGGCCTTCTCGGCGACCCCCGTGACCGGCACGCAGGTGCGCGGCGGCGTGACGTTCCACCCGACCGAGGACCCCGACACGTCGCTCCAGTTCATCGCGCAGGGCCGCGAGACCGCCGATCACTTCCTCATGCGCGGGATGCAGGGTGGCTTTCAGATCGAAGCCAAGCCCGGCCAGCTCGCGAAGATCACCTTCGACCTCAAGGGCGCCGCGACGACGAAGCTCTCGGATCACTCCGGCATCACGGTCCCGAGCTTCTCCAACTGGTCGCCGGTCGCCGTCGTTGCGAGCGAGCTCACCGTGCCCACGGTCGGCAGCACGACGCGCGCGTGGGTCGCCGCGAGCGACATCTCGCTCACGCTCGGCCTCGCGTACGAGCCCGTCACCGGCTACTCGCTCACGGGCGAGACGATCATCCGCATGCGCCGACAGCGCCCGCGCGACGGCGTGCTCGCGCGGTTGACGTTCACGGCGCCGCTCGAGGACTCGACCTGGATCGACCACCGCGACAACCGCACCGACCTTGCGGCCTTCTGGCAGATCGGCTCGGCAGGCGGCGGCGGGTGGCTCATCTCGATCCCGACGTGCCAGGTCACCGACGTGCGCCTCGGGCCGAGCGCGTCGGGCCTCTCCGGCCAGATCGTGACGCTCGAGGGCCGCCTCGACGCGTCGGCCGCAGCTTCGACGACGGAGCTCTCGTACGCGGCGCTTCGCCTCCACGCCTTCTGAGGAGCCCCATGGACCGCTTCATCCGACTCTACGATCCCGCGATCGACTGGACGTCCGAGACAGGCACGCCGGCCGACACGTGGCCCATCACGCGCGACGAAAGCAAGCTCGTCTTGCTCCCCGGCCGCACGCCGGTCGTGTTCCACTCGGTGCGCTTGAGCCGCAAGGCCTACGCGTGGGCCATGTCGGCGCCCGACGAGCACGAGCGGTGCTTCCGCGCCTTCCGTGCCGGCGTGCGACGCGTGGACCTCGCCTCGGGCCCGTGGACGCCCGCGGGCACCGAGACGCGCGACTTCTTGGCGATGACCGAGGCCGAGGCCGACACGTTCGGGATCGCCGACCACCAGGAGATCGGGGGGCTCGTGCTCGAGCGCGCGATCCTCCCTACCGACTGCGGGGGAGGCTACTCGGTGCGGCCTTCCTCGCGTCTCGTGTGGGCCGCCCAGCAGCTCAGCTCCCTCTCTGCGGTGCAGAGCCGGGGCGAGCGTGCGCCGACGCCGAGGGAGCCCGCGGCACCCTCGGAGGGCTGAGCGAGGATGCGCGCCGCGCTCGCCACACGCTCCGGCAGGCCTACCGCTGCGGATGCGAGGGCGAGCGGTGGCCAGAGGGCCGCACGCAAGGGCCCGTGGTGGGCGCGAGCGCGCTCGGGGCTCTGGCTGCGGTCCGGCAGGTCTGCGGCGGCGAGCCGCCCGAGTGTCCGTGGAGGTCGTGGAGCGATCCGGAGGTAGCTGCGGTGATCGACGCGTGGAGCGCATACGAGAGGCACCAGCTCGCGGCAGTGGCCGGCGATGACCCGCCGCACTGGCTCGTCGAGGCCGTGCTCGTGTTCGACCGCGCGATCGGCGCGGCGCGCGCCGACGTGTCGGAGATGGAGCGACGAGCCCGCGAGGTGACCCGTGGCCGGTGAGATTCAGCGGCGCGTCCGCATCGTCTACGAGGTCGAGGGCGTCGAGGACGCCGCGGAAGCGCAGGCGGCCTTCGGTGATGCAGCGGAAGAGGCGGGCCGGAAGCTCGCGTCGCAGGGCGACGTCGCGCGCGAGTCCGAGCAGGTCTACCAGCGGCAGCAGCAAGCGCTGAGCGACCTGACCGGCGCGATGGGCGGGATCGCCTCGATGCTCGGCAGCGAATCCGAGCTCGGATCCGTGATCGGTCGCATGGCGCAGGGCGGCCAGGTCGGTCGGCAGCTGGGCGCTGCGCTTGGCGCGCTGCCGGGCCCGATTGGCCAGATGGCCGGCACGCTCGGAGCGCTCGGAGGAACCATCGTCGGGACGGCGGTTCCGGCGATCTCTGCGCTCTTCGATGCGCTGACGCCCGTGGTGCCCGCGATCCGAGAGGTCACCGACGAGTCGCAGCGCAGCGCGCAGGCCGCGATCGAGATGGGCGACGCTTTCGCGGGCGCGGGCGACCGTATGCGCGACTTCCTCGACAGCGTCTCGACGGCGGGGCGCGCCCGCGCGCTCGCCGACACGAACGCGCAGATCACCGAGCTCGCCGACCGCATCGAGCAGATCGGCCGGTCCGGCTCTGCGATGGAGCGCCTCGATCTCCCAGGCCTGCGCGACCGACTCGCCGGCATGATGGCCGAGTCGGAGGGCGAGCGACAGCAGCTCGAGGGCGAGGGCGCCTTCGGTGGCGGTCGGCGACGCGGCGGAGGTCGCGGGCGACGCGAGAGCGCGTGGAGCAAGCTCGAGGAGCTCATGGGCCGCGCGGGCGGCGGCAACGATGCGATCGGCTTCGCCGCTGGCCTCGACCCGGTCGATGTGAGTGGTCGGCCGAGCGACTTCGACGTCCAGGTCGCCGGCCGTCAGCGTCCCGGAGGCCCGGGCAGCGGTCTCCGCGCGGCAGCTGCGGAGCGCGAGCAGATGCAGGCGCTCGAGCGGCTCCGCGACAAGCAGAAGGAGGCGCACGAGGAGCAGATGGCGCGCATTCAGCAGCAGGTCGACGCGTGGACGTCGGCCGGCGAGCGCATCGGAGGCGTCATCGCGGGCGCGTTCAAGACGGCGATCCAGGGGCAGGAAGACTTCGGCGTCGCGGTGATCAAGGGCTTCAAGTCCATCGCGGTCGAGTTCGGCGGCCAGATGATCGCGGAGGGCGTCGGCGCGCTCTTCACCGCGATCGGCAACACGATCTTGAACCCGCCCGCCGCAGCGACGAAGGCAGCCGAGGGCGCGGGCAAGATCGCGCTCGGCGTCGGCCTCGGCGCGGCCGGCGCGGCGATCCCGGTGCCCTCCGCGGGCAGCGCGCAGGCCAAGCCTCCGCGGCTCGGGCCCGCGTCGTCCGGCGAGGGCGGCGGCGCGAGCGTCGTCTACAACCTGAACGCGCCCGCGGTCGTCACGGGCACGCGCGCGGAGCTCGGGCGCGAGATGGCGCGCACCATCCGCCAGAGCTCGATGCGCTTCGGGAGGGCCGCATGATGTGGATCTCGTGGGGCTTCGACGCCGCGCGCCTCGGCGCTCTCACGTGCACGCTCACCGAGACGGGCGGCGGCGCGGCGACCGGAGCGATCTCGCTCACCGGGCAGTACGTGCACCACGTCGCACACGGCGCGTACCAGACCACCGATCCGCAGACCGGAGAGATCCGGACCACCGACAGTGGCTACGAGAACTTCGCGCGCGCCCTCGAGGACGCTCTCAACGCGGTCGGCAACGCCGACTACCGAGTCATCTTCAATCCCGCGACTCCGAGCTACACGATCAGCGCGAGCGGCGGCAGCGTGACCGCGTTCGCGCTCACGTCAATCTCGGCGTCGATGCAGCGCGCTCTCGGGCTCGGCGTGGCGTCGCTCTCTGGAGCTCTCAGCTACCTCAATACGTCCTTCGCGCCCGGGCTGACGCGGCCGATCTGGGGATGGTCCGCGATCGACATCGGCGCATCGCAGTGGACGGAGGCCGAGGACGATATCGGCGGCGAGGACCTCATCGCGGCCGATGGCGACGTGCGCGGACTCGTGTCCTTCGGCGCGCCGAGGCGCCTGGACTTCACGGTGCCGTGGGAAGCGGCGGCAAAGATCTGGAACGAAACGACGGGCCTGCCCAACTGGACATGGCAGCGCGCCTTCGCGCGCGCGCGGACCATCGAGCCGTTCTGGATGTCTCGCGACCCGAGGCAGAGCGCGCCGAAAGTCGTCGTGGGCGTTCTTCGTCACGACTCGTGCACGCTGCGCCCGCAGCTCGCGGCGGCGGACTACCTCGGACACCAGACCATCCCGATCGGCGCGTGGGCACTCGGCCGCACGCAGCACATCACCGAAGCCAAGCTCTCGCCGATCCTGTGGCTCGAGCACGACGCGCGCGTGACGCTCGGCACCTCACCCGAGGTCGCGACGTGGGGCGACCTCAGCGGCAACCGAAACAACGCGGCGCAGGGCACGACGAGCCTGCGACCCGACCAGACCGCCGACGGGATCGACTTCGATGGCGCGTCTCACTACATGCTCGTTCCGGACGCGGCGTCTCTCGATGTCACCGGGTCGATGACGATCGCCCTGCGCGTGCGCCTGGACACGCTCGCGGGGTCGATGGGAGTCCTCGCGAAGAGCACCAACGCGGCCGGTTCGTGGTCAGTGCAGTACAGCGGCGAGCTGCGCTTGTGGTTCGGAAACCCCGGCGTGAACGGCGGTGCGGCGCCGGCCTCAGCGTTCACCGCGGGCGCGTGGCACGCGATCGTCATCGTCTACGACAAGGATCTCACGGGCAACGCGAACCGCCTCAAGATGTGGGTGAACGGCACTCAGCAGACGCTCAACTTCTTCGGCACGATCCCCGCGAGCATCGTTGCAACGTCCGACACGCTCGCGATCGGAGCGTTCAACAACGGCACGCAGCCGCTGAACGGCGCCTTCCGCGCGATCGGACAGTGGGCATCCGCCGCGACGGCCGCCGAGGTCGCGGAGATCACCTCGTACATGAGCGCGATGTGACATGACCCTCTCCCGCATCTCAGCGACCGGGCGCGGGCGCATCGCCGCGCGCCTCGTGATCGAGGGCCTCGAGATCGAGTTCGTCTCGGGCGGCCGGCGCATGGAGAAGACCACGAGCGACGGGCGCATCCGCGTGCGCGGGCTGCAGCTCGACGACGTCGTCATCGGCGCGTCGGCCGACCTCATGCGCGCGACGCTCGAGGCGCAGAGCCTCACGATCAAGGTCGCGAACATGGACCGCATCGCGGGCTCGCGACACGGCCGGCCGACGCAGTACTTGACGCGCACGCCGTCCATCAAGCTGTTCCTCGCGAGCGACATCGACACGAGCGACACGACGATCGCGCTCCGCTCGACGGTCGGTCTCGACAGTGGCGGCGGCGTCGTTCACATCGGCACCGAGGCGATCGAGTACACCGCAATCTCGGGGAGCGACCTCACCGGGTGCACGCGCGGCCACTGGCAGACGCTCGCGCAGGCGCACTTCGCGCGCGACGGCGAGGGCCTGGGAGACGCGCAGGTCACCGACCGACCGCGCGCCATCGAGGGCCGCCGCGCGTACCTCTACCTCTACGGCGACGGCGACGATCCGCAGGGCGATGGAACGCTCCGATGGAAGGGCATCGTGGCCACGGAGGCCTCGTGGTCGGCGGGAGTCGTCTCGTTCCAGCTCGACCCGCTGACGCGCCTGCTCGCGCAGCCGATCGGCGGCGATCTCGGCAGTGCCATCGGGCCGCGCGGCATCAAGTACACGAACAGCGCGCCGTTCAAGATCACGGTGATCCAGTATCCGACTGGGGCGGAAGAGAAGCGCGGAATCTTCAAGATCGATGGCTTCTACGAGACACAGGAGGACTTTGTCACCACGGTGAACGCGGGGCTCACGCAGGCGCTCTCGAGCGCGTCGATCTCGCTCGGGACGGGCGCGATCCTCCAGGCCTACGCACGTCGCGACTCCATCGACATCGTCTACGTCACGGCGACGAGCTCGCCCGTGAACATCGGCGTGTTCATCGCAGACGGCTACATCAACGTCCTCGAGCGCCGCTCGTCGCTCGCGGGCGAGACAAGCCCCTTCGACTGGTACCGAGACGACGGCGAGCGCGAGACGCGGATGGGCGATCGGTCGTGGTCGCCGCCCGTCACCACGCGCTACTTCTTCACGATCCCCGCGCCCGTGCCTCGCGGGACGATTGGCAAGTTCGCGGCGTGGATTCCGTACCACGTGCCATCGGATACCGGCTTCGAGAGCCTTGAGAACCTGCTCCCCCTCGGCGGCCTCGTCGCACCGACGACGTCGTCGGTGCTCGTGCCGCAGGGTGACGAGTGGGGAGAGGACCCGCGGCCCCTCCGCATCTACTCGGTGAGCGGCCGGAACGTCTACCTCCTCTCCGACCGCAACATCCGGCCCTACAACATCCGGACGAGCTTCGAGCTCGGCCGCAGCATCGCGACTGGCTCCGTCGTCGATCTGCTCACCGCGCTCATCCTCGACTCGCCCGACACGTGCAACGCGGGCGCGATGCCGCTGATCGACGGCAACGACATCATCCCGACGACCGACGTCGACGCCGCCGTGATCGCGGAGCCGCTCGCTCACGGGCGCGGCTTCTTCGCGTTCGACGGCGAGAGCACGCTCGGCGACTTCGTGGTGCCCGAGCTGCTCGCGATCGGCGCGTACCAGCGACTCGGGCTCACCGGCTCGATCGAGTGGGACCGTCTGCGCCCGCCGCTCGCCACCGATCCGGTCACGTGGACGATCACGGGCGAGAAGGACGCGGCCCTCGAGCGCGCGCCGTTCGGCACGCTGGCGCAGGTCCGCTACCTCATGGGCTACGACCCGCGCACGGGCGAATGGGAGAAGCGCACGATCACGTACCGCGATGTGCAGACGACGAGCGCGACGCGCACGCCGATCACGCTCGAGATCGCGCAGCGGTCTACGTCGACCGGCTTCTACGCTCCGGGCGACGACTGGAACACGATCGATCGCGACGCGCTGCGCCGCACAGCCATGGCCGCCTTCGGCTTCTTCGGCTCGCCCGTCGTCGTGTGCGTCGTGACGCTCGACGCGCGCTTCATGGACGCGCGCATCGGTGACTCGGTGTCGATGTCGTCGGCGCTGCTCCCCGATCCCGCCGACGGCTACTCGCAGATCGCGAGCCGGCCCGGGATGATCATCTCGCACGCGCTCGAGCTCTCGTCGGGCCGGGTGACGCTCGGCGTGGTCATGCACACCGAGACGTTCGTCGCCTACAACCTGGGCATCCTGATCGCCTCGCAGACCAACGTCAGCGGCAACACTTGGACGATCAACCTCACGCTCGCCGGCTACCTCTACGCGCCCGACGGTGGCGCGAACATCGCGACCCACCTGCGCGTCGGCGACCTCGTGCGCGTCACTCGCGCGGACACGACGAGCACCGTCGAGGTGCTCGGCACGGTCACGTCGATCACGGATGCGGACACGGTCGTAGTGAACTTCGCAACGACGTGGACGCCGAGCACGAACGAGTGGTTCCTGCGTGCGCGGGACTCCCTCAGCTACAACCGAGGTCAGAGCTTCGCGAGGTACGCGCACGTGGCCGACTCGGGGCATCGCTTGGAGTTCGCGGACGTGGCCGACGTGCCCGGATGGGTGTTTGCATGAGCTACACGAGTCCACGCGGCGGACGCCGCTTCTTCACGGCCGCGGGCCTGGACTACACGCAGCCCGTCGAGCCGATGGTCTCGCGCGACGGACTGGCGAACAACCTCCTACACCTCGCCGACCAGGCGCATTCGAAGGTGTGGGTCAACGACATGCCGTCGAACAGCGGCCTCATCTTGGGCACGAACGCCGGAATCACCGCCAACGTGCCAAGCGCAGGCACGGGCGAGTGGTGGACGGTGCAGGTATATGGACCTTTCGATCTCTCGGTGATCGCCTACAAGGGTGAGCGGATCCCGTATCGGGTGCGGGTGAACATCAACGCGACTGCCGTGAACTGGACATGGCTGGCCAAGCTCTGTCTGCCCGACGAGACGTCTGCGCCGGATGCTGGCCTGTTTGCGTACATGCCGCCTGACGACACCATGCTGTTCGTGTCCGCGGCCGGCCCGGCCTGGCTTGCGCCGGCTCCCACAGGCGGACTCATCACCCCATCGCGCGGCCTCATCGACCGCGCGCGTCTCGCGATCCGCACGCTCGACGGAATCGGCGGCGAAGAGGCCTACGTCTACACGACTGCCGTGTGCGTGAAGATCCTGGCCAAAGGCACCAGCACCGACACGCTCTACGGCGCTCACATCTCCGAATACCTGGTGCTCCCATGACGCAAGACGGCCGAGTCGACCTCGACAGACCGCATGTCGTGATCTCCGACATCGCAACAGGCGCGCCCGTGCGCGCACAGACGTGGAGCGACATGGCGCGCCTCGCGCATTGGGTCGCAGGGCGCGGCACTGTGCTCGTGCCGCAGCACAAGACCATGATTCGGTTCGACGCGGCAGGGTTCTTTGGAGTGACGAGTGCCACGCTCCGGTACATGACGCGCCCGCAGGGCCGAGCGATCGCGCGCGTGTGGGTGTTCGAGTTCCGTGGGCACACGGGCTTTCCCGGAACCGTCACGATCCAGCCACTCGAGATCCCGAGCGCGGTCTCTCCGCCCTACACCGTCGAGGCGCCCGCGTACGGCACGCGCATGGCGCCGATCGTCGTCGTCGAGGGCGCGGGCGTCGAGGCTGAGCTCGCTCGCTCAGTGAGCGACCAGGAGATCACGTGCGAGGTCGTCTGCACGGCGGGCTACGTCGACCTCGTGTCGTGTGCGGTGTGGGAGCTGCCTCGCGCGGCGCTCACGCAGGACTCGACCGATCTGGCGATCGGTCTCGACGGGTTCTTTCCACGTCGACCGATTCAGGGCGGCGTCGACTACCAGTCGATCAAGGGTCTCTTCGATCTCACGATTGGGCTCACGCAGCTCAGCGGCACGCGCCCGCGAACCAAGAGCGGGCACATCGGCCGATGGGGGCCAGAGATGCAGTCCACGAGCGCGACCGCGATCTCGCTGCTCGAGTCCGGGTTCGACTACCGGATCCTCGGCGGCAAGGACAGGCCGAGCGACACCACAACCACGCTCACGGCCTACATCTACGCCTACTACGGCGGTGGGTCCGGCACTCCGTCTGGCGACTGGCGCGTAGTGACGGGCAGCGGTGGCGCGAGCGCGTGGCAGCCGATCACGAACACGAGCTATGCGTGGCTCGGTCCACTGACGTTCACCGTCACCGCCGAGGACCCGACTACGAGCTACGGAGTCGCGTCGTCGTACGACACTCTCCGGTTCGAGGTCCGGTCAAACAGCTTCGCGACCGTCTACGTGTCCGGCTGGGCCGTGCTTGAGTGACCTGACGGTCGCGTCACATTGCCGCCGATCGTCCTCGCCGTGACGATCGGCGCATGAGCGCTCCCACCGCCACGAAGTCACAGCGCGCGAGCGCAGACTACACGCTCGGCACGCCGCACGCGCGCGACTCGATCAGCACGTCCGCGGAGCTGCTCGGGATCCCCGCCGACTGCATCGGGAGGTTCGTCGAGTTCACTTCGTGCGCGGGCAGCGGCGCGGCGGTCGACATCGGCATCCGCTTCGGCGACTCCAACGCAGCATGCGTGCTCGGAGACCGGAGCGCGCTCGCCACCGCCACGCTGACGGCCGACGTGAACGTCCCGCACCTGTACCTCGTCGCCGGGACGACGCGACGCATCCGGCTCGATCCGAGCTGGACGCACATGAGTCACCGCGGGACGGCCGCCACCGGGTGCCTCCGCTTCGCGCCCGCAGAAGGGGCCGGCGTGTGAGCGCCGATCTCGCAGGCCTGGACCTCGACGACGACATCTCGAGGATCCCGCGCACGCCGGAGCCGCACGAGGTACCCACCATCGTGCGCGAGCTCGTGCGCATCACGGGCGCCCACGGTCGCGCCCTCCGCGCGATGCGCTCGCTCGTGTGGGGCGTCGTCGTCGCCGTGATCGTCGGCTCGCTCGGCGTCGTGGCGACGGTCGCCGGTGCCGCGTGGTCACTCGGCGCGCGCATGGAGCGGATCGAGGCGCTCACGCAGCGCATCGATCGTCTCGAGGACATGGAGGGTCGACGATGAAGCTCCCCCGACTGGACTGGCCGCAGACCGCGCTCGTGCTGGGCCTCGGCGCGATCGCCGTGCTCGCCCTCATCTACGCCCCCGCGGACTACCACGCGCCGATCGGCGCGGCGCTCACGCTCGCCGTGGGCGTCCTCCGCAGCATCATCGCGGCGCCCCCTCCGCCTCCGCCGCCCGCTGCCCCGCCGAGCGGCGGCCCGAGCGCGCCCGACGACGACAGCGACGACACGCAGCCGCCGACGAGCGACGGCCCGCCGACGCGCCCGCGCCGCGTGACGATGCCCTCGACCGCTGCCCGCGTCGAGCGAGGCTACCGCGACGCCGCTGCGCCGCAGACGCCGCGCTTCCTCGTAGTGCCCGGTGCGGTCGTGCGCGTGGGCAGTTCGGTCACCGATGGACACGTCGCACTCGGTTGCTCGCTCGCGATCTCGATCGCTCTGGTTCTCGGCGCCGCGCTTCTCACCGGCTGCGGCGCCTCCGCGCTCCGCACGCACTCGACGATCGCGACCATCGCGCGCGTGTCGGTCGTGACCGCGGGCGACGCGGTCGCGCTGACGTGCGAGACGGCGCTCGCGCGGTGCACGGACGCCGCGTGCGTCGAGCGCACCGGGGGCGACTGCCGCACCGCTGCGACGGCGGCCGAGGCGGCGATCGCGGGCGTGCGCGCCTACGTCGACGTGATCGAGGTCGCGGCGCGGGCCGACGAGGGCCAGATCGGCGAGGCGCTCGATCTCGCGCTCCAGGCGATGGCGCGCGTGTACGAGTCGGTGCGGGAGACGCTCGCGAGCCTCTCGCTCGGCGTGACGCTGCCGCCGCTGCCTCCCGTGGCCGTCGCGATCGTGCGCGCGCTCGTGGGCGGGGTGGCGTCGTGATCGACCCCACCGTCATCGAGATCCTCGCCGCTGCCGCGCGCGCCGCGGGCCCGCTCCTCGAGCGCGTGGTCGGAGCGCTCACGGAGGACCACCGCGAGGCCGTGCTCGAGGCGCTCGCGCGCGACCGAGAGGCCCTCGACGCCGCACCGGACGTGCTCGCGCGCGTCGAGGCCGCCATCGTCGCCGCACGTGCCCGCGTCCAGGCGCACGAGCAGGCGAGAGGAAACACCATCCGCGATCGATACGGCGTGATGGACACGACGCGCCTCGCGCTGCACCGGCTCGCCGCCGACGGCCCCATCTCGCACGAGGACCGCGCCGAGGCTCGGCAGGCGCTGCGGCTCGTGGACGCCGCCCTTCGCGGCGAGCTCGCGATCGCGCAGCCCGTGACGCTCGCCGCTCCGGTGGGCGCGTGGAGCGAGCCTGCGCACGAGGAGGACTGACCGATGGCCATCAAGATCCGCAAGACCGCCGACGTGAAGAAGCGCGACCTCGTCGCGATGCTCAAGGCTGCGGGGCAGGACGTGAGGGGCGCGTCGGTGCTCGTCGAGGTGCTCCCCGGCAAGGCCGCCGTGCCGACCTCCGTGTCGGCGTCGCTCGAGGATGCCGACGTGATCGTCTCGGTCACGTGGACGGAGACCGAGGACGTCTGATGCTCCGGCTCAACCACAAGCAGGGCGCGACGTTCGTCTACGCCGGGCTCGTCTCCGACGACAGCGACGTGCCGGTCAACGTCACCGGCTACACGCTGACGTCGACGTGCCGCGACACCTACGGCACAAGCGTGGGCACCGCTACGATCACTGTCGCCGATCAGGGCACCGATCCGGGAGAGTTCACCCTCGAGATCCCTGCGGCGACGACGGCCGCATGGGCGCCAGGCACGAGCGTGTTCTTCGACCTGCGCATCGTGTCCCCCGGGGCGCGCGTCGACTACACCGAGAACGTAGAGATCCGCGTGATCGAGCGCCAGACGACGAGCTGAGCGATGCGGATCACGCTCACGCCGATCTCGCCGCTGACGGTCACGCTCACGAGCGGGTCGCTCGGCACCGTGCGCGTCACGCAGGCGTCGGCGTCGATCGCGTTCGCGCTCGGAGGCGCCGGTCCGCAGGGGCCGGCCGGGCCGACCGGAGCCACGGGCGCGACTGGCCCGCAGGGACCCGCGGGCGCCACCGGCCCCGCTGGACCGCAGGGCGACCCTGGGCCGACGGGCGCGACCGGCGCAACCGGGGCGACGGGGCCTGCGGGCCCGAAGGGCGACACGGGAGACACCGGGCCCGCGGGCGCGACAGGGCCCGCTGGTCCGACCGGTGCAACGGGACCGGCAGGTCCCACTGGTGCAACCGGCCCGGCAGGGCCCGGCGTGCCTGCTGGCGGTACTACTGGTCAGCTGCCGGTCAAGGCGAGTGGCACTGACTACGACATCGCATGGACCAACCCGCCCATTCGCGGGCGCGAGACCGTGGACTTCGGCACTCGTCGTCGCGATGCGACGGTGACCGTCTCGAGCCCGACCGTCACCACAGCATCGCGCATCATCGCGTCCGTGCCTGCCGTGGCGACTGCGAGCCACAGCGCGGACGAGGCTTTCGTCGAGGAGCTCGAAGTGCGCGTCGGCCCGGTCACGGCCGGCGTTGGCTTCAATCTTCGCGTCGCGTGTCGGCGTGGAGTCGCGAGCGGCTTCTTCTACGTCGATTGGATCCAGCTCACCTGAGGAGTCGTCATGTCGATTGAGGTCGGATTCAGCAACGGTGGCACGGCGCTCGAGGGCACCGCTGGTGGCCTGCACGCAGTGATCGTCGGCACCGATGGCGAGCCGTGCGTCGTCGAGAGCGGCGACCTCGTCGCAACCAAGCGCGGCATGCCGCTCGCCGGCTATCAGGAAGACGTCGTGCGCCCGCTGCGAGTGGGCAGCCTCGGCGGACTCGCGCTCTCGCGGGTCAACGGGCTTCTCTTCTGGGATCCGGTCGACGGCGCGGCCGTGAATACCCAGCAGTGGACACAGACCACGACCACGATGACGATCACGCAGGCCTCGCCTGGCGTCGTCACGCTGAACGCGAACAACACGACCACGGCAACCACGGTGGCCGCGCACACGTCGGTCGCGCGGTTCGTGAAGCCGCGCGAGGGAGTGCTGCGGCACAGCATTCGGACGCGATTCGACTGGAACGCCGCCGGATCGGTGATGCAGGTCGGCTTCGCCACCGCGAGCGGAACGACCGAGCAGCTGGTCGATGGCGTGTGCCTGCGCGTCACCACGTCGGGCGCGCTCGAGCTCGTCTACGTGACGAGCAGCGCGGACACGGCGACGCTCTCGACCGGCGTCTCGATGGGTGCGGGCCCGGCCAACGTCAAGCCGACGTACTGGTACGACCTCGATCTCTACTGGCAGGACGACGCCTTCCGCGTCGTGATGTGGGACAGCAACGGGTCGACAGCGACCGGGCCCGTGCTCGACGCCACGCTCTCGTACACGCAGACGCAGATCCGGCACACCTCGCAGCGCGCACTTCCCTTGCTGCTGCGCGTCTTGAACGTGACGGCTCCTGCGACTGCAAACCGTCTCTTCTACTCAGAGGTGGCGGTGATGCAGCAGGACATCGACGAGGGCCGTCTCTTCCAGCACGCCCTCGCGCGCGCGGGGCGCTCGACGCTGCTCAATCCCACGAGCGGTGCGCAGCTCGCAAACCACGCGAACAGCGCCGCGCCTGCGAGCGCAACGCTCTCGAACACCGCGGCCGGCTACACGACGCTTGGCGGCCAGTGGCAGTTCGCTGCCGTGGCCGGCGCGGAGACCGACTACGCTCTCTTCGCCTTCACGGTGCCTACGGGCATGACCCTGTGCGTGACGGGCGTGAAGATCGACACGTGGGTCATGGGCGCCGCAAGCGCGACGACGCCCACGTTGCTGCAGTGGTTCCTCGGTCGCGCCGCGGCCGTCACGCTCGCCGCGAACAGCTTCCGCAAGCCGATCGGGTCGCAGTCGATCCCCGTCGGCGCGGCGATCGGCGCGAACGTCGCGCCCGTGCAGTGGCAGACGGATACGCCCTTCGTGGTCGAGTCGGGTCAGGTGTTCCACCTGGCGCTCAAGATGCCGGTGGGAACCGCGACGGCATCCGAGATCATCCGTGGCGTCGCGGTCATCGAGGGTTACCTGGAATGATCACCATCACTCTCACGGGCGGCGACCACGGCGGCACCACGGCCGAGGTTACCCAGGCAGGCGACCGCGTGCGCATCGCATCGGGCGCGCGCGATGCGGTCTACGAGGCACGCGAGTTCGAGGACCCGGAGACGGGCGAGATCTCGCTCGTCGGCGTCTTCGTCGGCCTCGAGCGGCGCACGCCGTGACCTGCGTACTCCTCACGCTCGGGGCCCTCGCGCTCGGCGCGCTCGGATGCGTGCTCGCGCTAGGCCTCGCGCTCGTGTGGATGGCGCTCACGGGAGGGCCGAGGCGATGACGATCCTCGACTGGCGCTCGAGCGCCGACTACTCGCAGCTCACGCGCCGCGCGAACAGCGGCACGGCGAAGGCGCTCTTCGATGCGAAGGGGCGCGTCGTGATGAGGGAGCCGGCGCGCGTCGACGGGATCTGCTGGCACATCACCGCGTGCATCTTCGGCGTCTCGCCCGCCGCGGTCGCGCGCCACGGCGGCGATCGCCGTCGAGCCCGCAACGAACGTGCGCGCCGCATCCCTGCGCACGCGACCCTCTTCCGCGACGGCGACGCGGCCGTGCCCTTCGGCCTCCTCGCGCACCTATACCACGGCAACGGGTGGAACCCGACCAAGCTCGGCATCGAGATCGAGAGCGCGGACGGCACGATCACGCCCGAGCAGATCGCGACGTGCGGCGAGCTCGTGCCGTGGCTCATCGCCGAGGCCGCGCGCGAGGGCGCGGAGCTCTCGTCGAGCTGCGCGCACCGCTCGAGCAACGGCATCAAGCCGAACGACCCGGGCCCGATCGTCTGGCGCGAGCTCGTGATCCCGCTCTCAGAGCGCCACGGCCTGCGCCGCATCATCGACCCCGTGCCGCCGAGCACGCGCACCGTGCGCCAGGGGCTGCCGATCCCGAAGAGCTGGGACCCGCTGGGGACGTGACGCAACACCTCGCTCCTCGCGCCGACAACCGGCGCATGCCCGCACCACGTCTCTCCGCGACCTCAGCCTACCTCGTCGCCGCCTGGCCGCGCCTGGGCCTCGCGCTGCTCGTCGTCGACGGCGATGCGATGCTCCTCGACGAGCACGGCCTGCTCGTGCGGCGCGTGCCCGTGGGGCGGGCGTGACCACGCGCCGGGCAGCCTGTGACGGCACACGCGCCCATCGTCCTCGGCGGTCTCATCCGTCTCGATGCGCACGCCCGCGCGACGGAGCGCGGCGATGTCGCGGTCCACGGTCGGGCGCGACACGCCGAGCTGCTCTGCGAGCTCCACCGAGCGCATCCCGTCCGCCGTCTCCGCGAGGGCCGCGACGAGCGCGAGGCAGCGCGAGACGACGTGATCGCCGGGACGCTGCCCCGGCATCCACGCCTGACGATCGCGCTCCCACCTGGCCGCAGCTCCGCGGACAGCTGCGACGATGCGACGATCGGGGCGCGACTGCCTCACGGCCGCCACCTCGCGGCGCGCAGCGACGCCTCGCGCACCATCTCGCGCAGCGGCTCACCCTCGCGCGCAGCCCACGCGCGCAGCTCCTCGAGCTCCGCGGGCGAGACGCGCACGACGAGCTGCTCGTCGCGTCGGTCCGCAGCGGCGACGGGCGGGCGGCCTCGAGGCCGCTTCGCGGGGGTGGGATCGGTCATCGTCGTCTCTCCTCGTGCGGCCCTGTGCCGCGATGCGCCCTGCCGGTAGCGAGCCGGCGCGATCCTCTCGGGGCGCGCATCTCCGCGTGGGCGGAGGATCGTGGTGGGTCAGCGCCCGTCGACGTATCGACCCGACGCGATGCCCCTCTCCGCCTCATCCTCGCTCACGACGCTGAGAAGACACTCCGCGGTCTGGCCGGTGGACGTGTGACGGTGGCGGCGGCCCATGTCGCGACGCGCCGGAGCGCCGACGCGCACTACAGTGTGCCCACCCTCGACAGCCAGACACCCCGCCACGAGCCCGCGCTCCTCGTCGACGACGAGCGCCGCGAGGAACGCCTCGGCCGTCTGCCCGAGCGTCTCCGCGGCATCTTCGACGCTCGCGTACCCGGCATCGCGCACGTAGGCGAGGATCGCCTCGTCGCGCGACGCGCCCTCGTAGGTGCCCATCGTCGTGCCGTTCGCCTTGATCGTGTAGTTCGTCATCGTCGTCTCTCCTTGCGTCGGGCTCCGTGCCCGTCGTCATGGGGATAATATGGGAGCATCCCGAAAATACGCAAGGCCCCACCACAACTATTTTTCGAGAATCGTACAAATAGCCGCAACGGCCGGCGATTCTCGGGCGCTCACCCCACCCTGCGCGCGCGATCGGCATCGCCCGCCGCGAGGACGGCGCTCGCGAGCCGCAGCGCGAGCTGCTCGACGCGCACGCCGTCGCCGTCTGCGAGGGCGGCGAGCATCTCCGTGGCCAGATCGTGCGGCCCCACTGCGGTCCCGCCGCCGCGAATCGCCAGCAATCTCGGGGCGCCATGCCCGGTTTCGTAAACCGTAGGTCCCGGGTTCAATTCCCGGGGGCGGCTTCCAGAATCGCCAGAGATCTCGGCCAGTTGTGCGCCGAGACGAGCAAGCAGCCGGGCAGCGTGGGACCGCTGGGACCGCAGCGCCTCTGGTCCCAGGCCCGCGGTCACGGGCAGCGACTCGAGCGAGAGGTGCGCGTAGCGCTGCGTCACGCCGATGTCGGAGTGCCGTAGCCACGTCGAGACCTCCTCGAGGCGCAGCGGCCGATCTGTCCAGCCCATCGCGCACCACGTGCCCTGCAGGAGGTGCGACGCGCACGTGTGCCTCGTCGCGTCGTGCCACGTCACGTCGGCGCGAACGCCTGCACGAGCTCGCAGCGTGGGCCAGCCCCAGTCGTAGCCGCGCGCGTGCATGCTGCCCTTCGCGCCGGGCCAGAGCAGCGCGTCAGGGCGATCCTCGATGCGCACACCGCACCGCCCGGCGTACCAGCGCAGCGCGCCGATCGCGGGCTCGAGGAGGCGCACGCGCCCCACCCTGCCCGCCTTCGTCGCGCGCTTGCGTGACCTCGCGACGAACACGTGCGGGATGTGAGCGGCAACGTGCACGTCGCTCCACCGAAGCGCGTGGAGCTCGCCCGCGCGGAGACCGGTGAAGATCCCGACGAGGAACGCCGCGCGCGCAGCGTCGCTCATCTCGAGCGCGAGCACGCGCTCGATCTCCTCGAGCGACAGCCACGTCCACCGCTCCTCGGTCTCGGTCTCGATGTCGTGATCGAGCGGCGGCAGCTCCACGGTGAGCAGCTCCGCGCATCGCTCGGCCGTGAGCTCGCGCGCTCGCACCGCAGCGCGCAGGCACGCCCGAAGCGTCGTCCACGCGTTGCGCGTCGTCTGGCGCGCGAGACGACGATCGGCGAGGCGCTCGCCGGCCTCAAGGAGCGCGGTCGGGGTGAGCGCGCGAAGCGACACGATCGCGATCGGGTCCTCGGCCCAGTAGCAGCGCCAGCGCTGGCGATCCCCATCGGCGTCCCGATGTGTGCGCTCGCGCGCGTCGAGCCACGACATCGCCCACGCGCCCACCGAGCGCGAGGCGCGGATGCTCGGGTCGAGCGCGGTCCCGCGCATGTCGGCGAGCAGAGCGCCGCGCCATTCCTCGGCCTGCTCGCGGGTGTAGCCGTCGGGCGCGAGGAACGGGCGTCGCGTGCCGTCGGGCAGCGTGAGGCGCACGCGCCAGCGTCCGCGGTGCATGTCGATGGTGCCGATCGGGCGGGGCATCGGGAGATCCTACATGCGGCGGGGCGCGCGCAGCCCGCGCCGCTCGAGCTCGGCGCGCGCGGCGGCCTGGGTGGTGGGCGAGATCGTGAGCGGCTTGGCGGAGGCGTTCGCGGGGCGCGCCTTCGCGAGATCGACGAGTTCGGCGAGCCGCTGCGCGATGGCCTCGACGTCGGCATCGGTGAGCGTGCGTGCGGTGGTCATGACCACCCTCGTGGGTAACGCAACCGCGGATGACGCAGCCACGACCACTTGCGCGCCCACGCTCGCATCGCGGCGGTCGTGCACTCGGGGTAGTGGTGTAGGTACACGCGCCGCGCGCCGCGTGCCCACGCGTTCGCCTTGCGCCGGATGCGTCGTGCTCGTCGGCGCGTCATCGCCCCTGCCCCACGAGTGAGCGCCCGGCCTCGGCCTGCACCATCGCCGCGCGCACGACCTCGGTCTTCGTCGCGGCGAGGACCACGCCGATCGCATCCGCGGCGTGCTCGCGCACGGTCTTGGGCAGGTCGTCGATCTGCGGCCACAGGCCGCGCGCGCGCTTGATCATCGCGTCCTTGCTCGCGTTCGGCCCGCCCGCGAGCGCGCGCTTGGCGTCGTACGCCGTGACCTCGACGAGCGGCAGGCCCGCGCGCGTGCGCAGGACGCCGCGCGTCAGGCCGTGCGCGAGGCCGAGCGCGTGGGCTGCGCGGGCGCCCTTCTGCCCGCCGGGCAGCTCGTAGGCCGCGACGTCGCACTCGAGCGCCGTGTGCCAGAGCATGACGATCAGATCGTCGAGGCGGCGCGCGTCGTCGCTGCCGACGTGGAGCTGGCGCTTGCGCGTCTCCTTCTTCGTCGTCCACACGCCCGCGCGGACGCCGAAGACGTTGATCGCCTCGCTGCCCGCGGGGCCGACGTCGACGAGCGCCCAGCCCATCGCCGCGAGGCCGATGTCGATGCCGAGGATCTTCACGCTGCACGCAGCCTTTCCGCGAGCGCCGTGTTGCGGCTCGCATCCTTCGTTTCCTTCACCGCTCGTTCGAGCCCCGCCTTGTCGCCGACGATGACGACGCCCACGCGGGCGCGCGTGATCGCCGTGTAGAGCAGCTGCCGCGTGAGCATCATCGTGTGCGTCGAGTGCACGAACACCACGACCCACGGCCACTCCGACCCCTGGCTCTTGTGGATGGTCAGCGCGTACGCGAGCGAGAGCCCCTCGGCCTTGCTCTTGCTGTACTCGACGAGCCTCTCTCCGCGGCCCTCGGGGTAGCGCACGCCCATGCCGGGCGGCAGCGCCCCCTTGCCCGCGCACCGCTCGCAGTCGCGCTCGATGGTGCGGCGCGCGTCCTCGTCGTCGATCTCGACGGTCTTCTTCCCCTCGCACACCGGGCACGTCACGGGCTTGTCGCGCACCCACGCGACGCGCCCGCACTCGCCGTTCATCACGCTCAGGTGGTAGTCGTTGCTCGTCTGGATGACGCGGTCGCCCTCACGGAGGGTGAACGGGCCGACCTTCCACGTGGGCACCTCGCCCGCGGGCGCGGGGTTGAGGAGCGCCTGCAGGCGCACGTTGAGCGCCTCGCCGCCCGCGGGCCCGACGCGCTGCGGGATGAGCACCTGCACCGCGTCGCCGCTCGCGCCGCGCTGCGCCGGCAGATGCTTCGTCACGACATCGACGAGCGCCTGGGCGGCCTTGTCGCGCTCCTCGGCGCGCATCCACACGAAGTCCTTGCGTGTCGCGAGGTCGGGCAGCTCGCCCGCGAGGATGCGCGGCGCCTGCGAGCACACCCACGACTCGGCCGCGGCGCGGTGCAGCTTCTCGAGGCGCGCGACGGGCACCACGCCGGCCTCGATGAGGTCGCCGAAGACGCGGCCCGGACCGACGCTCGGCAGTTGGTTCACGTCGCCGACGAGCACGAGGCGCGTGCGCTCCGGATCGATCGCCGCAAAGAGCGCGTCGGCGAGCTCGACGTCGAGCATGCTCGCCTCGTCGACGACGACGAGCTCGTGCGTGAGCGGCCGCTCGGCGTGGTGGTTGAAGCCCATGCCGCCGTCCCCGGTGGGCCCGTACGCGAGCAGGCGGTGCACCGTCGTCGCGTCGCGCCCGGTCGCCTCGGACATGCGGCGCGCAGCCTTGCCCGTCGGCGCGGCGAGCGCGTAGCTGACGACGTGCCCCTTGCCGGCGCACGCCTGGCACGTGTCCTCGTAGCTGTCGCCGCCCCACTCGTCGGGCACATCCACGACACCGCGCCCCTTGCACGCGGGGCACGTGGTGCCGCCCGCGGCGTCGAGGCGATCGAGCGCGGTGCGCAGACACGTGGTCTTGCCCGTGCCGGGCCCGCCCGTGATGACGCCGAGGCGGGCGGTGCAGACGAGCGCGACGGCGCGCTCCTGCGACGGGTCGAGCTCGATGGTGGTGGGCGTGGTGGTCATCGGCGGTTCCTCGGGACGTACTCGGCGAGCGAGGTGCTCGGCGTCATGCGCGGGGCGCGCGACCGCGGCTTGGGCGGCGCGACTTGCACGTCGAGCGCGGCGGCCCGCGTTGCGCCGTCGGGGCAGTCGACGCAGTGCACGTGGCGCGCGGCGGAGACGGAGCCGGGTGAGGGCGCGAGCGATGCGGCCTCGTCGCGAGCGCGGGCGTGGTGCTCGGCGCACGCGCGGGCCGAGAAGCGGCCGCGGTACGGCGCGCAAACGATGCGGTCGTCGGGGTGCATGGGCAGCGTGGGCTTCACGGGGCACCGCCGAGGCTCGTGTCGCCGTTCAGCCATCGCACGAGGTCGGCAACCGCTGCGACCCAGCTGCGCCGCTGGCACTCGTCGCCGCCCGCCGCAGCGAGGCGCGCTTGCTCGAGGTGGTGTTCGACTATGAGCCCGCGCGCGTAGCCGCGGGCATCGCGCACGTACGAGCGCACCCGTGCGGGCGCTCGGCCGACGTGCACCACGCCGGCCGCCTTGAGGACGCCTCCGTGGAAGAGGTGGGCGGGCGGGGCGCTCATTCGGCGGCCTCGGCGTAAGAGGTGGCTTCCTGCGCGGCGCGGAGGCGGGCGCGGCGGGCGCGTTGGTGGCGCGCCCACTCCGCGCGGCGCTCCTCGAGCGTCATCACCGCGCGGCGGTCACGCTGCTTCTGCATGAGCTCCTCCTTGTGCGCGGCGTAGTAGGCCTTTCGCTTGGCTCTCTCGCGCTCATTGCGCTCGGCGCGGGTCGCTTCCGAGCGTGCGCGCGTGAGAGCGAGGCGCTCTTCGCGCGACAGCATGCCGTCGCGGCGACGACGAGCCTCCGCGGCCTCGCGCTCCCGTTGCCACACGTCCGGCTTGGAGCGCGACTTCCTCTTCGAGATCGCGTTCGGGCTGCTCGAGTAGATGTGACCGCTCCTCGCGGGCTTCGGCGCGAAGGGCCTCGCTGGCGCCGGGAGGACGCGAGGTCCTTCGTCGTACCAGGCGAGAACGCGAGGCGGCGCGGCATCGCCGAGACGCAGCACGACGGCCTCGATCGCGTCGCGCCAGATTCGTCGCGCCTGTCGCATCGTCGGCACCTTCACGCCTTCCCCGCCTTCTCGCGCTCGTCGTAGGCGCGCAGCAGCTCGGCGAGCACGTCGCCGCGCA